GTTTGGACAACACTCTACCTCCAAGTTTGTTATACACAGACAAGAAAATAAGAGTATTGGCCATATTGTTGATGCTAGTCGTTAGGACGGACCCGCTGTACAACACCTGACCCAAGGGTCTAAAAACTATCCTTTGTGCATAATCCATAGAATGGACAATGAAAGGAAGTAGGCATTGAGCGAACATACCCGCGATATCATTGCTGAACCGGGCGTCGACGTCCATTGCTTTTCTCAAACAATCGAAAACAGGGTCGAAGTTAGACCCATCACATGCTGAAATATCCAAGTTGGCGACCAATCTGCCATCGATACAATCAAGACCAATACAGGAATCATCGGAGAAAAAGACAAAGAATAAACCCGGAGCGTACATCAAGCAGTGGAAAACTTCTTTTAACACCTGAATATCAGGCGACTTGATGAAACGACACGAAGCCGAACCCAGGACGAAAGGAATAGCAAAAACGGACTTTATAGTGTCCATTATGTATCCTCCCAGAGTGGATCCGGGACAGGTGAGATCCCCGATTGCTCGAGGATACTTACCGTGAGCCAAAAGCTCGTGTGGTTTTAACTTATATCTTACTCTTTTGACCCTTGTGGGATGGTGTTTCCGACCAGAATAATGAATGTCTTTAGCAGCCTTGCGCCTAAGCGCCCTTTTGGGATGGGCTGCTTCTGTCCACTCATTTCTCAAGTCATCAACGTCCCGAGTCTCGCTCGACCAGATCCGGCACAGCTCAGTTTGGAACCAAGCTGTCCAGATCGAGATCAAATGACCGATGCGCAGATGCATCGTGTACTGATTTGTCCGAAGACGATCGTGTAAGCCATGCACTTCAGGCTTGCGGGCGCATATCAAGCGATATATTCCACCCACAATACCGTCATTACACATGGATGGCATCTGATTCTTAGCCCCAAAACAGGGACCAAACACAGACCGATAGTGTTTTGACAAACCACCTGCTCCACCTTGTGGTACAGGGAGGAAAGACACCTCTTTCGTAGTGCCGTTCCAAACACCCGGGCTTTTGGATTCAACTGCAAATCTGCCGTTGAACTGGTACAGTTTGCCTGTAACAGCATCATTGGTATGCGCCTTAAAAGGAACAAACTGCTCAATGATGTCCGAGGCCCCACGGTTCCCTCACCATTTGAGGTTGGAGACGGTCTCAACCACATTCGTGATGTGAGACTCATCTAGCAACCTCTCGGCGACGATACTCTGATAGACAATGAATCTTGTGTTGGCAAGAATTGTCTGGTCAATGTTAACGACGCCGATGATCTCCCGCTGAATCGAATCCTCAACATACCGCACAAGTCCAGCAGAATCTAAACTACTGGAGCGCATAGCCTTAACTGCAGCAGCAACGTCCTCAAAGAAGAGCACGTTGCGAAAGCCGCTGTAGCACGGATTGATGGGAAACAAATCCCCTGACATGAAATATGGCCAGCCCCAGGTCATCCTAAACTCGAACTCTTGAAGAGCTCCAAGTCTTGAGACAAAAATGGTTTGGTAGCGGTGCCAACAGAAGATCAGGAGAATGAGGAAATTCAGCCAGGCCATAAAGAAGAAGGTCCATTGAGCTTCAGGCTGCTCCAATATGTCGTCCTCGATTATCTTGAGGGGATTATAATGTACTCCAAGAAACCCTTCTCTGCCCTGATCATGACTAGATGTCGCGTTGGTAAAATTACCACTAAACGTGTAGTTATAATCAGCGGTGGAATTGGTGTAAGTTGGAAACGAATCCCCAGAACTAGAGGGAGAGAAGACCCCCTTTCGTATCAAGAGTGTGAAGATGGACAGTACAAGACTGCAGAGTGGAGCCAAACGGATGCGGCCAACCAAATACAAGAATGCGCCCAACGACAGTGGAGCGCGAATAGCGACTCTACTATAGTACAGGCTGCAAACTATGGTGAGAACAAGGATCACTGTGAAAAGGTAATCCCCGGGCTCAACCAAGAAAAGGTCGAACACGCACTTCTTAGTGTGAACCCTACCGTAAACGGGAGGATTCAACACTTTGATAGGCACAGGTGGGGGTCCAGGTGGCGGGCCAGGGGGCGGGCCAGCTGGAGGAGGCGCCACCCCTCCTGGTAGGGGGGGCGCGGGACCGGGGCCCGGTGGGGGGCCGCCAGGTCCATTGGGAGGTAAAACAACCGGCACGGGCGGTACAACAACTGGAG